CACTTACATATATAGTACCCTCTAAATAATATTCTTTCGACCCCGAAGGAGCAGTTAATAAAACATCATATTTTAAAATATCAGGTGTAAATGTCGCTGTTTGTGTGTCTGTCAACGCTATAGAAACAGAACCAGCAGCACGATCAGTATAAGTTGTTGTAAAGTCTGCATATTTTGTGGTGCGTGTTTCTTCCCAAACCTGTGCCTCTACTGTATATCCTGTTAAATTTATCGCAGCATCATTTCCATCTTTAAATAACAGAGGAATACTATGATCTGATCTACGCTGTAACGTAAAATTGTATGTACCAGGTTGAATTGCCATAATTAAAACTTGATAATGTACATCAAAGCGATACTGCGTGGTCTAGTTTCGCTACCACCATGATTTCCAATGCTAACGGAAACTGATATATTTGTGTTTGCGTGGTGCAAAATATCTCTATTACCAATCGGTCCTAAACCCAGTCCACTACCACTACCATAGTTACCCAAAGCTCTGTCATTAGCAGCGATACTAGTCCCAAGAGTATCTTGAGGAATATGTTCGTGACCTGGATCATGAAGGTTTGTAGATGCTGAGTGGTTGTGTGATCTGATGTCATCTCCTTGTCCTGACAACATACCTCTACCATTATCTACACCTCTTCCGTTATCGAAACCTCTTACAAACTCACCTCTTAAATCAGGTAAATTTGCACCTACAAGTGCTCGTAACGGAGCAAAGTCCGCAGTAATTCCTTGAACTGTACCCACTCCATTCGGTAAAGCATCACCATTACATTCTAAATAACCAGATGGTATAGATGTATGAGCTATACAAAAAACAGCCCCTCTAGGCACACCTGCTACGTTACTAAATATAAGTTCTGCATTGTTAGCGGTGTGATTTGAACTAGAAACTTCTAAAAATTGCCCTGGTGTTCCTGTAGTAGCAGGTAAAGTAAATGTTCTATTATCACCAACAGAAGTAGGTGATTTTAAAGCGACAAAAGGAGCACCACTTGAATCTTGAAATCTTATTGGTAATCCATTATTCATATCTAAACCATTGTCACTTATCTCTACTCTTTCAACACCAGCAGTTGCAAAACCTATAGTGTTTGATCCAACTCTAAATATTCCCGTATCTGGATCTCCGTCAAATGCTATAGCTGGAGCACCTGCCCCTGCACTGTCATCAGCCAAAAGCTGACCTGTCATCGTACCACCTGCTCTTGGCAGTAAACCTAAATTTGCAGAGTTAACAGAGCCTACAGTAACAAAATCATTATTAGCTGCATTTCTTATTTTTAAGTTATTATTATCTGCCGTATCAACATAAGGCATAAAAGCTTCTGGATTTGAAGGATCAGAACCACCACTATTAAGAGTTTTTATTGCATCAAAAACAGCATTGAGGTCACTTCTTACGGAAGCACCTGAGGCATTAGCTATATTGTAGTCCGATACCTGACTCATTTAGAGAATACTTTTCTCCATATTACACCCCTTTACCATATCCTACAGCAGAAAAAGTAAAAGACCTATTAACGAAACTATTAACATTGTTTCTCATAACTTTAATTGTAAAACCTGTTCCGCTTACATTTGATATTTGGAAGAAATCACCATCTATAGCATCTTGTATTGTAATTCCAATAGAAGGTAAAAACGCATTTGCTCCACCTAAACCAGTAGCTCCTGTAAAAAATGGTGATGCAAAAGTAACAGTTTTACCAGATGAGGATGTGCCTGATTGTTGGGGTGCACTAGATGTAGTACCTCCTGTTTGATAATTTTGTTCTGTTCTTGATTCAAACTGTGCTGTATAACCTGTTTGCTGAACATTCATGTTTTGTGCAACATTAGTTGTTTGTAAAATTAATTTAAACTTAAATCTACGACCTTTAAATGTTCCGTTTGCAAAATTGTTAAACGCTCCAAAACTACCTGATGCTGTCTGTGATGTTGCTACTTGTATCTGACAGTTTGCTTCATTAGCTGCTGGGCCGTCAAAATTACCATCAATAGCATAATCATCCCAAAAAGACCCACTCGGAATAATGGTTTCTATATCTGAACCTATAACAAAACCAACAGAACGTATTACTCTTTTTAAATTAAGTGAAAATACACCACCTAAATCTAAAACATCCTTAAAAGCATATTCTCCTGTTGCATTTGTTGCTGGGTTAGTCAGTTGTAATGCACTCGTAGAATTATTAAATGTTGAGTTAGTTTTAGTTCCTTGAAATGGAGGACTATCTAAATCTTCCCTATCTTGCAATATAACTTGTGCATCGATTAAATCTGGTAGATCCTGAATTACACTTGCTTCTCCTTCACTAAAGTTACCTTGGTCATCTTGAAACTTAAGAATATATTCACCATCTAAAGAAGGAACAACTACATCTGTAGTATTACCAGCCAATGCAGTAACAAGATCAACTGAATTTTGGAACGTACCAGTGCCATCAGTTAAATTACTATGCCTTACATAAACTCTTCCACCATGTAAAACATCAGGATCTACAGCTTTTGTCCATCTAAGTCTTACTAACTTATCAGTAATAGGCTCCATAGATAAATCCAAAACATTACCAGGTGGTTCTGTTTTACCAACAGCATTGAAGGTAATATCAGAAGATGTAGCAGATAATTTTAAGGCAGCATTGTACGAATACACTTTAAATTCATAAGTTCCAGCTTCAGTATTTAATAATTCAAAATCAGGTCTAAAAACAATTTGACTTACCCAGTTTGTATTATTAAATCTGTACTGAACAAGATATTGGCTTACACCTGTAACTGAAATCCAAGATAAAATTAATTTTGATACAGCAAGAGCGTTTATTACAACAATTCTTTCTGATGCTTGTAAGTTTGATGGAGGGTTTTTAAGCTGATTTAATAATGATATATTTCTTGCAGGTAAACTAATTCCAGATTCAATATTTGCATACTTTCCATCAATATAAGTTAATGCAGTAATGGCATAGTTAATACCATCTTGTTCCTCAACAGTTATTACTCTAAATGTTTGTGCTTCTAGAGTAGAACTTTGTAGCAACCATATAGCATTTTCATTTGGTGCTGCCGATAAAGCTGAATCTAATGTTATAACTGCACTAGATATACTTATTACATTTTTAGTTTCTACTGTTCCATCAGGCAAAATAACGCTACATTTTTTATTTGATCCAGTGAATGTATCTAAATCTGTTGTGTTATCTACAGTAATTTGAGTTGTAGTTGCAGATTTAATTCTTCCTGATCTTCTTTCTCCACCACGAACAGGATCATTGACAGAAATAACAGATCCAGGTCTTACGATTGCACCAGCATCTATTGATGTTGTAAAACTAATAACTTCAGACTCATTCTGTTCACTAAATAGTATTGCTTTGCCTAATCTCTGAGCTTGACCACGGGAAGTACAGGCAAATGCTTTTACATCTTTCTTTACTATTCCAAGTTTTGCTTGTGCAGCAGTATCCTCTACAACTTCATAATCTATTTCTCTGCTATCCATATTGAAATAGCTAACAGAAACTACAGAATGTCTTTGTTTTAAACTGCTACCAGAATAAGAAAAACCGCCTTCACCTACGTTTGCCAAGCTAAATAAATAGCTAGGATCTGTTGGCCTATCTTGAGTGATAGTTACAGAACCTTCAGACCATATAGGGAAACATCTCATAACACCAGCTAATTCATTTATTAACTGGTACGCTTCCATAGATCCTTGTAAATTTACATTGCAACTAAATCTAGCTTCTTGTCCTCCAAATCCATCTGATACCAATTCATTTGCATATCTACTAGCTGCGACAAAACTAAATAAATCTAAGTTGCTATCTGTAATATGCGTTCCAAATCCATATCTTTCAGTAGTTAATAAGTCAAGCAATATCATTGCAGGACAAGAACACCAAACAGCAGCACCCATTGTTCCGTTAAAGATATAGCCACTTGGGTAGATTATTCTTCCTGTTTGCAAATCAACAGAGGGTGTACCAGATCCACCTGCACCTGCACCTGGTATTCTTAATTTTACACCACGAATACGAAAAGCTCTTTTTGGTATAGAACTAAACTGCTCAGAATCTATTCTTAAATTGGTATAAGCACTGTTTAAATATCTTTGTTTATCATCAACAATTTCACCAAGACTTGTCCATGTAAAAGCATCTATTAATTGTGATGAAGTGCTATCTGCTGTGACTCTTACAACTCTAATATCTACAGGAAATGACCCACTAATATTTACGCGATATTCTTTTTGGTACGCATCAGCAGTTCTACCAGTAATAGTGTCCGACAAAACATCGCTAAAACCACCGCCATTATATTGAACCTGTATTTTCAGTTGAACAGATGAACCAAGTAAATCTCCTTCATCCGTAGCTTTTTGTAACTGAGGAAATGTAATTGTGACTTTTGCAGCATCAACATTGGTATTTGTTATTTGACGAGTAACAGGAGAAGAATTAGTTACTGTTACTCCTACACTTGTTAATGATTGACTACTTTCAATACCTGGAATATGCTCTTGGTTTGATGTTCCAAAACGAGGTGTGAATCCTACATTTTGAAAATTAAAATCTGCTGTTCCAGGGTTTGTATTATTGGCACTAGCGTTAAGAATAGGAGTATCGTTTAAAAATATATCTTTTAATGATGCGTTGTGATATTCTATAGATCCTTTTGAAATCCCTTGTTTTGATGGAGTAGCAAAACCTTCTATTTCACCTTCAGATAATAAATCTTGGATCGTAGCAAATTGTCTACTATTTAAAGTATCAGGTGCTCTAGTTGGTTTCGGAGGTGGAGGAGGAGGGCCACCAGAACCTCTAATAATTTTATCTGTCATGCTTGTACCTGATTAGTGTCAATACCAGCAGAGATAACAACTGATCCTGTTACTATCTCACCATAAACTATTGGGTGAGAAGTTCCAGCCCTAGATGTATTTTGCACCCCAGAAAAACTAAATGATATTCTTGGATCTTCTTCATTATTAAAATCTTGTGGTTGAGGTAAAGGAAATAACATTTGACTTACACCCTGTAAAGTCAATGCAATACCAATATTACCTATAGCTGCTTGAAATCCACTAAATCCTTTTGCTGCTGAAAATCCTAACCCGCTAAAATTTGCACCTGGCATTGTAAATGCTAATCCAATCATTGCTACTCCTAGTAAAGTTCTACCTAAACCTCCACCAGCACCACTAATTACAGGCACAATACTTATATCTGATTGTCCTATTGGATTATGTATATCTTCTTCTCCTATTTCATAATCATCAACAAGCACTTTATAATACCTATCTGCCATATGTGCTTCTAATTTCGGAAAGTTACTAACAAGAAAACGTATGGCATCAGCAGTAGAATTTATTACAGCATCTAATTCTTTATGACCTATAAAGTCAGCTAATTCTCCATAAAGTTTAACTTTTCTGAGCATAGCGATACCTCTTACCAGTACATTTTAACAACCA